CACGCCCTGCTCGTTGAAGATGGCTTCGCACTGGGCGACGTCATCAAACCCGGTGGCGGCAGCGAGACGCTTCACAACGAGCGTGCCCTGAGCGGATGCGACGTTCATCACAGCCACGTTGATGTCGCTCGCCAGCTTCTGCTTGGCGGCGTCACCGAGGCGCTGTTCCTGAAGAGCGTCACGCAGTTCAGTGGCCGTCATAACCCACGGCACAGACTGGTTGAACCCGATCGTGGCAGGCACAGCCAACTGGATGTAGTCCGTGAAGTTGCTCGTCATATCCGTGCCCGAGTAGGACTTGGAGATGTACGGCTGCGGACGCCAGATGGTGTTGTTGGTGCGTTCCATCATCGTCTGATCGGTGTTGTAGATCGAGACGTTGCGGGACAGGACAAGAGCGTCTTGGAACCCTTCAAGAAGGTTCTCGAACGCCACTCTTTCTTCTTTGCTGAATGAATTAGGCATAACTTAGTTTTGGTTTTTGAGCTGCTTTTTGAAGGCGATAACTTTGGTAAAGTCCCCACTGCGTGCCGCTTCTTCACGCAAGCGATCCAACTGAGCGTTGGACGTACCGAGACTACCGTTTCCGTTGATCCGTTTTTCGGGAGGGGGTGCTTGTTTCTTTTGCACAGAGAGTTGAGTTTCGAGTTTTGCTACTGCAAAGGCGAACTGAACCGGATCAGTGATCCCAGCCAGTTCCTTGGCCTTGTTGGGGTTCTTGCCTAGGGCATAAACCATAACAGCCGGGTTCTGGGCTCCCTGAAGAATGATGCCTTGCTGCGTCACGCTCAGTGTTTCGAGCACAGTGTCTTCAGCGTCTTGAAAGTCTGAAACCTTCAGCCCCGTCTTAGACTGGGTGTAGGTTTCGAGCTTCTTCTGCCAAGTCTGCTGTTCTTCCTGCTGTTTGGCCCTGTACTTGGCTTCAGCCTCTTCAGACTGTCGCTTTCGCTCGAACCAACCAGCAAGCTCGTTCTCGAACTTGTCTGAATCGTAATCGCAGTCCTCAAGCGTTGGTTTCTTGCCAGGCGTAACAGGACTTTGCTCTGTTGCCGGTGAAACTGCTTTGAGTCGCTCCTCAAGTTCGCGCTTCTCGCGCTGCAACTCGCGGTAGTTCTTCCTCAGGTTGCGCACCCATTCAGGTGCCTGCTTCTCTTCCTCCTCGGGGGCCGGCGATTCCCCAGCGATAGTCACCACATCTTCTTCCTGCTGCACCTCTGTCTGCTGCTCAGGCTCCACCGGGGTGGCCTCTGGCTGCTGGACTTCGATTACTTCAGGTTCCGTTGTAGTGGTATCTTCTGCCGTTGTTGTGGTGCTCATGTGTACAAAAAACTAACACAAATGCAAGTACTATTGCATCTGTTGCGGAGACTGTGTCAGTCGATCCGCCAGCGCAAAGATCCGATCCTGATCAGTGGTACTGACCTTGGAGAGCGTCTCAGTCGTCTTGGCGCGAGCCTCTTCAGCCTTAGCCACTGCGAGGATACTGTCTGCCTGCGCTTTAGAAGCCCGTGCAATGGCCTCTTCGCTCGCAGCCTGCAAGTACTGCGCCTGCGGGTCAGGCTGGGCATTCTGAGCCTCTGCGGCTATTTCCTGCGCTTCAGTGTCAGTGGGCCTGACAACACCCATTCTGAGCAGCTTCTTGCGGAAGTAGTCGCGAACGTCTTCAATTCCTTCTCCTTCCATGTTGAGCATTGCCATGGCGGAGAGGACTTGAGTCATCTCAGGATCCTGGGTGAGGGTCATCATGTCGGTGAGAGCGCGAACAGTGGCTTGCCGTTTGGTCGTGCTGCTTGGGCCAACAGTGACTTCCACGTCGTACTCAGCGTCTGACATGTCGTTTTCGTACTCGATCTCGCCCTCTTCGTTGACGACAGGCTTCATCAGTTCGACGGACTCCATCTTCCCGTTGGAAGCGACAGACTTCATCTTGCGGCCTTGCTCGACGAAGATATCCCGGGCGATGGAGAGCCAGATCTCGCCACACCGTTTCACTGCCTTTGCCATGTTGGACATGTAGATGAAGGTCTGCATGTCGAGGCGCTGCTGGATCAGCTCCACGGTCTTGCCGGATAGGTGACTGACCATCTTGTCGCCCTGTTGGGGGCTGCCCAAGATCTCCTGCATATCGGCCTCTGTAAGCTGCAAGAGGGCAGCCATGGAGGGAGGGATGGAAGGAGGCTTGGTGTAGGCCACAGGACCGCCTGCGGAGGTGTTCCCGTTGGAGTCAGTGATCGGGTTGACGAGCAGGTAGGGATAGTTCTTGAGATTGTCCTCTGCCCACATCAATTGGTGCCCGGCGACCTGTTCAGGCACCAGGATGGGCTTTTCCATGGCGCTCAAGGCTGCAATCTCGCCCAGCTTACTCAACTGCATGTTCTTGAGGCGTTGAGCGTCCTTGGCGAGGCGCACATGCCCCATGCAACGCTCGACGTTGTCCACGAACCAACGCTTCCCGTACACAGGGACAATCGGGATGTTCTTGCCGGCGATGTACCCACAGTCTTCAAGGATCTTGGCCCCTGACATGATGTACTTGCGCACCTTACGGGTCTTAACCTTCTTACGCCGGACTTCTTTCCAGCCCGTGGCGAGCATTTCTTCTTCCTCATCGAGTTCATCAGGCCCGAGGGACTCCTCTTTGCCACTAAAGTCGCGATAGATGCGGATCTGCTGGGAGACTTCTTCGACGACGTAGTACTCAGCGACGTAAACGACTGAAGGAGTGTACCAGTCGAACTGGGAACGAGTGATCGTCTTGGGCCAGGTGGACGGGTCATCGTTCCATTCAGCCTTGTAGGCGTCATACGTCATGCTGGTGAGCACGAAACACCGCTTGGCATCTGCCTTATCCTGGCGCTTTGCCCCGAGATCGAAGTAAACGCTGGTGTCAGCGTCAAAGATCGGCTCGATGCACACTCTCTGCTCGTCTTCCTCTGGATCTTCCTCGTTTTTGTACTCAGTACGAAGTCTCCAAGCTCCAAATCCACCCATCACAGCCTCTTCAAAGGCGTTGTCGTAGGCTTCTTCAGCGGTGGGAGACTGTTCATCTGCCCTATAGAGGCCGGCACAGGTGTCTGCGAGCTTGTCGTACTCTTCTCCCTCTTTGGAAACGAAGTAAACGCCGATTCGGTTGTTGCGATACTCGTTGATGATCCGCTGGACCGCCATGTGCACCTTGTTGACCTCGAACCTAGGCTTGTTCTCGAACTGTTGCCCGAGTGGTCCTTCCCATTGCGCGCCTGAGAGCGAGCAGAACCTGCGGTCACCAAGGCAGTTCATGCGCTCTTGGTAGAGGGCAGACTGGATTTGATCGAACTCTGCACGGGCTTGCTGGTGAATATCAGCTAATTTGTCTTCGTTCATCGCTTGAAAAAGTTGACTACTGGCATCGCAAACGTGCTGCCTTGTTTGTGGGAAGGTTTACCGGGAAGGGCAGCTCTACTTAAACCACTTACCACCAAATAGCGAGTCGCGTCCATCAAATGGTCGTTATCCTTGACTACACGCCCCTTCTCATCCCTGCGATAAAGCCTGAACTCGTTGAGCCAATTTCTCAATCCTGCGAATACTTTGATGCGGTTCTCAGACATCATTTGCCACACACTGTAAAGACCACTCTCTACGGCATTATTGGCTAACGTAATGTCGAGTCCGTGTTTGCGATACATGCTCAGAAGCTGTTGCCCGTCAGTCTGAGCGCGGCCTCGGGAGGCAGGGTCGATGACTCCGGGGATCTCTCCACGAGACTTGATCGCTTCAGCGTGAAGAATCGGTTCAGCCTGACCGCGATAATACTCGTTGTAGAGGAAGGTGACTCCACTGTCTGGGTTGGTGGCTCCCCAGACGACAGCAGTGCGATTCCAGCCTACGTCCATGCCAAAGCAGCGTTTCCAGTGCTCAGGAATCGGGAACTCAGGGACGACGAGTTCGCTTTCAGGCACTGGGTAGATGGCACCGGCACCGAGTTGTGGAACGCCTTTGGAGCGGGCGTCCCTCTGGAAGGGCGGGATCGAGGCCCAAAGTTCTTCCTTCTGCTGTTTAGTCAGGTGCGGGACATCGTCCCAAGTGGCCATGCCAACGTATTTACTGCCACTGGAGTGCTCTTGAACTTCTCCGTTGGGCAGGAACGACATGACAGTCTCACTCATCCCCATCAGAGGGGTGAAGGTGAGCATGGTCATCCCGTTGTTGGTCATGGTACGAAGCAGACACTCTGTGTAGACATCGAGCGGTGGTTCTTCGTCGAGCCAGATGACATCCTGTTCAGAGCCTTGGAACGCCTCCCGGCGCTGGTCGTAAGACTTGAAAGTCAGGCGCGATTCGCCACCAGAGGCGTGTCTGACAGAGATCGTCTCGATTGCGTCTGCGACGCCGGCCTTGGCAGTAGTGCGGACAAGATCTGCCTTAGGGATGAGTCCCGTTCCAAACTCCCCGGGAGGCCCAAGCAGCTTCATCTGCAAAATGTCACGAGTCGTCTTGCCGGTGTCCCCTGCCGCCCAGGCACTGATAGGCTGGTCAAACTTCCTGCCTTCCCACCATGAGGGATAACGGCCAGTCATATGCAGCACCATCTCATAGCCACCAATCGACTCAGTCTTCCCGATACGGTTGGCAGCCATCATCAGCCGTTCTCTGTACGTCTTGCCGGCAGCGAAGTAAGCAAGGTGCTTGGGGTAGAGGTCACGCTTGAGAGGCCCGTCATCAGGGAAGTAACCAGAGATCTTGCGCTCCTTCTTACGCCTAAGCGTCTCCTCTAGCAGGAGGGCCAGTTCTAGCTTCTTGTCGATGGAGTCGAGGATGTCGCTCATAAAGAGAAAGCCCCGGACATCTGCACATACAGAGCCGGGGCACACCCACCCAAACCGCCAGTCGCACACCAGTGGTTTCGGTTGAGCAGAAG